TGGTGCGTGGTATCAGTCGCACGCAGACAAGCAGCGGGATGTGATCCTGCAAGAGATTAAGCAGTTGAAATTGGATGTTGCGGCGTTGAAACGAGTTGCCGCACCAAGACATACGGAAGATGACAGCCAGTAGGCTATCCCATGAACAATACCGAAGTCATAGACATCCGACCGCATAAAGGACCGCAGGAAGAGTTCCTAAAGACGGCTGCGGATATCGCGGTATACGGCGGAAGTGCAGGTTCGGGTAAAGCGATCAATATCACTACCCCCATACCGACACCAACTGGCTGGACACCTATGGGGGATTTGGTGGAAGGCGACGAGGTGTTCGATGAGTCTGGGGTTCCGTGCGAAGTCATCGTTGCACATCCGATAGACAGCATTGAGGATGCGTACCTGATAACGTTCGACGACGATTCGGAAATAGAGGCTAGTGGGGAACACCTTTGGCTTACGTACGACGCCAATGAGCTGGCGTTGCTGACAAAGTCCACAGATGAATACCGAGAAGGTCGCAGGCGCACCCGGAAGAGTCGGGCGACCGGAACGATGTCATCGGCGTTTTCTGAAACTATAACCCTCACAAATAAACACAGGGTCTATCAGACTAAACCGCCACCAACTGGAAGTGTGCGGACCACAGAAGAAATTTATCGAACCGTGTTGGATTGGAGGGGGCGAAGGAATCATGCAGTCCCTGTGTGCCAGCCATTATTGCTGCGTGAGCAACAGTTACCGATGGACCCATATCTGTTAGGTATGTGGCTAGGGGACGGAACAAGCAGACAGGGCCACATCACCACGGCAGATGCCGACATCGTAGAAATGTTTCGGCATCTTGGAATCAGGAAAGTTGCCAGCAGCGAATACGCGTGGTCCATACCTGGACTTACGGACGCGATCAAACGTCTACGTGTGTTTGGAAATAAACACGTTCCAGAGCGATACATGAGGTCATCGCACGCCCAGAGATTGGCGCTATTACAGGGTTTGATGGATTCCGACGGGTACGCAACAAACAACGGATCAATGGAATTCACATCCACGAGCATACAGTTAGCGACGGCGGTTGCGGACCTGGTTCGTGGACTGGGAATAAAAGCTGTAGTCAGAACGTCTCGTGCGAGTCTCAAGGGTAGAGATTGTGGGAATAAATATCGAATTACATGGACCTCTGACAAGCCATGCTTCAGACTTGCAAGGAAACTAGAGAAACAAAGTCTTTCGAAGCCGAGAAGAACCACGAGATTTCGCTATATCGTGTCTTGCGAGAAGATTGGTCGACGAGACATGCGCTGCATCACCGTTAACAGCAGGTCGCATCTGTTTCTTGCCGGCAAGCCGATGATACCAACACACAACAGCTGGGCGCTGTTATTAGAGCCTGTAAGGCACCTTCGCTTGAAGGATTTCAAGGGGGTTATCTTCCGTAAGTCGTGTCCCGAGATAACGAATCCAGGTGGCCTATGGGACGAGTCTGATTCACTCTATTCACATCTCGGAGGTAGTCCCTTTGTGTCGAAGTTGCGGTGGGAATTCCCTACCGGCGCCAAGGTCGAGATGGATCACCTAGAGGACGACGCGGCGCTGAAGAAATGGCAGGGGGCGCAGGTCGCGTACATTGGATTCGATGAGCTTACCCATTTCTCTGAGCGCCAATTCTTCTATATGCTAAGCCGCATGCGGTCGTTGTGCGGAATCAAGCCGTACATGCGAGCAACGTGCAACCCGGACGCTTCGAGTTGGGTCGCGGGGCTGCTCGAGTGGTGGATCGATCAAGAGACGGGATACCCAATCCCCGAGCGGTCCGGGGTCGTCCGGTGGTTCGTGCGGGTGGATGGCGACATCGTTTGGGCGGACAGCCGAGACGCATTGATTAAGCAGTACGGTAAGCACTTTGCGCCAAAGTCTCTGACGTTCATACCCGCGAGGCTGGAAGACAACCCGACGCTTACGAAACGCGATCCGGGATATCTAGCCAACCTGCAGGCGCTACCCTACGTCGATCAGCAACGGCTGCTGTACGGCAACTGGAAGATACTCGACACCGAAGGCGCCGAGTTCCCACCGGAATACTTCGATCAAATCTGGGGTCATCACTGGCCCACGCGATTCGAGCTGTCGACAATCGGGGTGGACCCGAGCAAAGGGAAAGGGAAGGGGGACTACCAGGCCGCGGTGTTCATGGGGGTGTCTGGGGGGTTGCTTTGGGTGGACGCATGGATTGCCAAGACACCGACGACAAGGTTAGTATCAGAAGTAATCGATATGGCGATGGAACTGTCGCCGGAAGCGATCGGGGTGGAAATCAACACGCACGCCGACTTGATGGCCGTCGAGTTCGACAGGCAGTGCGCCGAGCGGGGGTTGCCACCACTGAGGTTTCACCCGATCGAGAACGTATCAGTGCGGAAGGACGTGCGGATTCGTAGCCTGGGGCTGTTCTTCAAGCGGCACATGGTTCGGTTCAGGCCGGACTCGAAGGGTTGCAAGACGCTTGAGTACCAGTTCAGGCACTTTGGACTTCGTGACGTGCATGATGACGGACCGGACGCTATGGAAATGGCGCACCGGACGATGAGCCTGCTGCTGGCCGGCCGCAGGCACGAGGCAGACGTGCAAGAAGTCGTTTATGCGTAGCTGAGAATGCCGGTCGACCGGTACTGTTCTGGCGAGGATGGCCGGTCGGCTGGCAGTTTTTACAAAGGGGTCAATCATGGCCACTACAACGAAGCCGCGGATGGATACCCTGTCTAAAGAGCGAGAGCGGCTGCAAATGCAGTTGGACATCGCCAAGATGCAGCAAGAACTGGCGGCCACGCAGAGAACGAGCGGAACCGATATCGTCGAGGCTGGCCAGATATTTGCCGATCGACGCGAGTATCTGTTTGATACCCCAGGGTGGTTCGGGGAAGGCATGGATGCACACTCGCACCACTACTCGACTCACGACGACCGTGCGCGGGGTAAGAACTACCCGATCTTCGAAAACGAGCAGGAACTGAACCAGATTCGAGGAATCGCCAGGTTCATCGCCGACAACCTCGAGTCCGCCTTGTGTGTGCGTAACAACCTGCTGAACTACACGATAGGAACCGGGTATCGGTACGTGATCAAGCCGAAACGGACCGCCAAGAACCAGCCGGGCAAGGAATTGATCGCAGTCGTACAGAAAATCGTGGATGACTTCCACCGGGATTGTAAATGGTGGTTCAAGGAACGAGAGATATTCGATCGGACACGCAGGGACGGCGAGGTGCTGTGCTACGTGAAGCCGGGATATAACGGACGCCCGAAGTTGAAGCTGATCAGTCCTGAGCACTTGACAGAGCCGATCGAGCCGCGAGACCTGGACGATTACCTCGGCGCGCTGAAGTTGGACTGGTCGTTCGGCGTAGCGTCCGATCCGTACGATACCGAGGAAGTCGTCGGGTACTTCATCGACTGGGACGGCCGGGGCAACAACTGGGATGTCCTATCACCCGAGGAAGTGTCCCACATCAAACTGAACGTCGACAGCGAGGTGAAGCGTGGCCTGTCGGACTTCTACGGCGCCTACCAGACGCTCGAGCGGGCCGCCAAGGTGCTACGTAACACGGCCGAGGGGGTGGCGATCCAATCAGCCATCGCGTACATCAAGGAATTCACCGAGAGCCCACCGTCAGCCGACGCTGGCGCCACGGACAACGTGGACGGGTACATCCGTCGCACCAATGCCTCTACGGGGCGATCCGATAGCGTCCGGTCCAGGAAGTTCAGGCCTGGCACGGTTCTGACGGTGGCGGGGGCTAAGTACCACCCCGGGCCGATGGGGGAAGGTCGCGATCAGGCGTTCCTGATGGTCGACAAGGCGCTTCTGCGGTATGGCGGGACCAGGTGGTTAATGCCCGATTACATGATCACAGGCGACGCAGGTGGCGCTAATTTCAGCAGTAGCCTCATCTCTGAGAGCCCGTTCGTTAAGGGTCGGGAATCCAACCAGATCGACTACGCCTACTACTACGAGGATATCCACTGGCAAATGCTTAGGGTCGCGGAATCGATGGGCCTGCTGCCGAATCGGGTGACCGTCGCTGAATTACAGGATATTATCGAGCTGAAGGTGGACCCGCCGAGAATCTCGGTTCGAAACCGCAAGGATGAAACGGAGGTCAACGCAATGCTTCACGACAAGGGGCTGCTGTCGAAGCCTACCTGGGCTGTACGCGAGGACTTGGACTACGAGTCAGAGGTGGAACTCGGGGCCGAGGAACACCAGTCCATGTCCGAATTCCCAAAGGATCGAGGCGGACAACCGGGTATGCCGGGCGAGCAGAAAAGCACCGGCAAGAAGCCCCAAGAGCCCCACACGCAGCAGGAAAGCCAAGTGGACCACCTGGTCGACCTGATGACCAAAGCGGTGTCTCAGACGTTCCTAGAGGACTAGGCGTCACCCCCACCACCTATTGACAGAAGTGGCTGTGTGAGCCGATAAATAAAAAACGAGCAAACTATCGCCAATTTCCTAGTTTCCTCGTATCCCCCGATCTGCCCAGGCATTCTCAGAGGGTTAGAACCACTCTTGGATGCTGGAAATGGCGGATATCTCAGACAGACAAAAACGCGAGAATCGATTCCGGGAAGGCCTATTGGCTGCCTGGTTATTCCTGCGTAAACGACTGGTCAAGCTGCTGGCGGCCGGGCTGTCGCTGTCTCTCATCCCATCCGAATGGTGGCGGGAACTGTACAACATCGTCCGCCGCGTGGTCGGCGTAGAGATCGCCAAGACGTTCATCGCCTCGGCGATCGTCCACGGGATGGCTAAGGCGGTGGCGGTGGCCCAGAGCGTATTCTACGCCGTGGTTAGGGCCGCATTTGTCGCCAGGTCGTTTGTCAACACCACCGCCAAACTGATCGCAGGCGGTATTAGACGCATCCTATCGGCACTTCGCCCAGGCGCGGCCGCCGGGGAAGTTCAGATCACCGAACTCATTGAATCTGTTCTGGGCGACAATCGCGCCGATGTCGTCGCAGTTACAGAGACGACCGTCGCGGTCAGCGCCGGGGGCGAAGCCGGAATGGGAAGCCTTGGCCTTCGTGCTGACCAGGATATCTGGTTGACGCAAAACGATGAGCGGGTGTGCCCAATCTGCCAACCATTGCACCGTGTAAGGCGATCGGAATGGTCCAGGCATGTGTGGTCTGGACCACCGGCACACGCACGATGCCGTTGCCACGTCGTGTACAAGCACTTGGTCAACGGAAAGGTAAACCCGATGTGGTCATTGCTAACTGGCTTCACAGAATCGGTGGCGGCATGATCCTGCAACCTAAGCGAACCGAACTTAACGAAACCGTATACACAACGACCGGCGTCCGAGTCGATCGTGAGTCGAAGGTCATTCGATCCGTTCGTGTCGTTGGGCTCGAGAGCGCCAACGGTTACGACTACTCGCCGAAGGCGTTGCGGGATGCGATCAACCGATACGAGGGGACGGTAGTGAACCTCGACCACGCCGACCGAGCTAAACCAGGCGCCGAGCGGAAACTGCTCGAGGGGTTCGGGGTTCTGAAGAACGTGTCCTACCAAGACAGTTCTACATCGCCGGGCTTATACGCGGACCTGCATTACCTGGATAGCCACCCCGGCAAAGAGCCGGTTCTCGAGTGGGCGGAACGTTTCCCGGACAAGTTTGGATGCAGCCATAACGCCGTCGGCGCAGTCCGCAAACGAATCAAAGGCAAGCCGATAGTCGAGGAAATCCAGCAAGTGCGATCGGTTGATTTGGTACGAACACCCGCCACGACTAAGGGGTTATTCGAAAGTCATCAATACGAAAAGGAGCCAGTCATGGCAAAGATCACCGATTTTGTGTCCACCAAGTACCCGAAGACCGGCACCGATGTGTGCAAGGGTCTCATCGACGCGGGGCTGCTGACGGCCGATCACATGATCGAGGACGACGAGACACTGTCTGTTGTCGAATGCCTCGAGTCGGCGGTGTACCAGTCGCTGATGGACAAGAAGGTCCGGGATCCCAAAGTGCTTCACGAGGCCGCCGACATCGTTGCGACCCTTGAGGGAAGGCTCGAAGGCACGTACAAGGCGCCAGAAAAGAAGACGCCAACCAAGGCACCGGTAGCCGCACCGCAATTGCCAGACGTCACGGTTCAACTGAAAGACATCACAGAGTCTCTCGCATCGCTTCAACGGAAAGACACGATCCGCGACGTATTGGATTCGTTCGGGATGAAGCTTGGCGACCTGGACGCAGATCGCCGGAAGTTGCTCGAATCGCAGAACGACCCGGATACGATGCGGACGCTGATCCAAAGCTGGCCGGCTGCGGTGCGTGCGAAAAGCCGATCCGATCGTGGACACCGCGCACTGTTCGAGACGTACCAAACCAACCTCGGTAGCGATGATACCATCCCCCGCGGCAAGGATTTCATCAAGGCGATTTCGTAATCGTCGATAAAGACACAAAAAAAGGAGCCTAACATGACGGCCTTGTTTGATCCAAAGCTCGCCAGAGCGTGTGACACCTTCACCGTTTTCGAGGATTTTTTCACCGCGACCCCACAGGGGTGGACGGCTGCCAACGCCGCACTCGGCACAGGCACGGGAGGCGAATTGGTACTGTCGAACGCCGCCGTCACCGCTCACTTGGGCGAATTCGCGCATAGCGAGGAATGGTTCAATTTCGTCAACGAGAAGCCGATCAGCGTTATCGGGCGTCTGAAGTTAACCGAGGGCGCCACCGACGATATGAACGTGGGGATAGGCCTAATGGCGGACGTCGCGTTGGCGTCTATGGGCAATGACGGCGCTGGTCCGGTGGCATCAAAACACGGAGCCATGATCTACAAGGTTGACGGCGGAACCGTGTGGAATTTCTGGTCGAACAGCAGTGGCGCAGGCGCCGGCACAAGAACCGCCAGCAACGCCACAAGGACCGCGACGTACACTACATTCGCGATTACGATCGTCAGCGTCAATTCGGTAGAGATTGAACTCGTGCCTTGGATCGACCTGGCGGGCGGCCGCGATTTGAAGCAAATGCAAGATGCCAACGGAAATTTGATCAAGCACAGAATGACGATCGCCAACGCGGCGACAATGGCGCTGTGTTGCGTCGTGAAGAATGGCGCCGGCGGCGCAGCGGCCGAAATCGTCACGTTGGATTACCTCGGCGCTACACAGAAACGTTAAACGGAAAACTGCCTTTTGGGGACCAACCCAACAACGATTTAAGGAGCCATTCAGATGGTACGTGCTGCACAACTAAAAAACTACTTTTCGATCGCGGATCGAAAGCCGGAAAGACCGGTCACCACGACGCTTCTGGATGGCCGCACGTACCGATGCCGAAACGACATCGAACGGCACATCATGGACGATCTAATGGATGGATTGAAGCCTGGTGGAGGGATCGATATCCGGCGGACCAGTATACGTCAACTGTTCGAGAATCTCGTGGAAGAGGGCAGGGAAGCCGTGCAGTCCTGGGGTTCGGCGGTGTCACGAGGCGATGCACGAGACGGCGTAAGTCTCGTGGAAGATGCCGTGGACACAAGCCGGTTCAGTAACATCACAGGGCAGATCGTATTCTCGGAAGTGATGGCGGCTTACAATTCGCCGGTATTTATTTTCAACAGGCTTCTTCGCGTTCAACCGACAACCTTCCTGGACGGCGAGCGGATTCCAGGGATCACCAACCTCGGGGACGTTGCCGAGGCGATCGGCGAGAATCAGGCGTATCCGTACGCCGGTGTGTCGGAATCCTACATCGACACCGACCAGACGATCAAGCGCGGATTCATCGTCCCCATTACGAAGGAAGCGGTGATCGCGGATCGCACTGGCGTATTGCTGGAACGTGCCGGCAGACTCGGACAATCCCTTGCAATGAACCGCGAGAAGCGGGGGATCGACGTGGCCATTGGCGCCAGTTCGTTGTATTCCCGCAATGGCGGTGCCAAGCAGGCGACCTACGGGGACACGCACACCCAGGGGACGTTCGACAATCTCGTGGCAAGTAATGGCCTAGTTGACTACACCGATGTTGATAACGCCATGCAGCAGTTCAACCTAATCAAAGACCCGGACACCGGGGAACCGATTATGATCGGCGCCAGGCAACTGCTCGTGCCTCAAGCGCTGGAACTGAAGGCGCGATCGATCATCAACGCCACTGAAATTCGATCGAACATCAATCCTAGCGCCGGAACAGCGGACTTGATGACGGTATCCCCGAACCCTCTGAATAATGCGCCAGCTCAATTCGCATTCGAGGTGCTGACAAGTCCCTATGTGTCTATCCGCACAAGTAGCAGCACAACTTGGTTCTTCGGGGACTTCCAGGCTGCGTTTCGATATATGGAAGTCTGGCCGATCACTCAGGTTACCGCGCCGACCAATTCCGAGTTAGAGTTCACGCATGACATCGTGGCTCAGTACAAGGTGAGCGAACGGGGGCGGGAAGCTGTGATCGAGCCTCGTTACGTCGTGAAATGCACAGCATAAGCAGGGGGAAACATGAGCAACACTGGGAACACCTCTACACAGACAGCGCCGCAGAAACGCACAGAGACCGCCTACCAAGGAAGGGCGAAGAAAGAACCGGCTAGGCGGTACAAGTTCGAGGTAATTCTGCATGGAAGCACTAAGAACCCAACGATCGGACCAATCGTCGTAGATGCGGTCGATGAGGTGGACGCGATAGCTATCGTCCACCTGAAACACAAGACGACGGACAAGACGCACTTGTTCAACCCCGAGGTCAACAGGGTATGAGTTGCTTGAGCGAAACCGCACTCGCGTTACTGAGGCAGCGTGCCGAGGCAGTGGCCGCCAAGATGGCATCGCTGTGCGATACCGCGACACCCGAACAGCGAAAGCAATTACTCGACGAACTAAAAGCGATCACCGATTTGCTGGAAGACAAGGAAGGCAGTTGCGCTCCGATCTACGAATTGGTCACCGTAGGGTACACCTAACAGCATGTCATGGGACAAAGCCTCTACTATTCGATTCTCACAAAAGTCAGGGCGACAATTCGCGCCTTGAATCTCGAGGGCATCCCTTCGGCGAACGTCGACATTCTGAAAGTCTACGACGAAAAAGAATGTGAATACCCTGGTGTCCCAGGCGTAGCCATCCTGCCTTCCCAGCCGGAATCGATATCACCGACCGCCGGCACCAACGAACGCGACCACATAGGCTATCACGTGGGCGTGGTAATGCTCGCGGACGATTTCCCGAAGGCGTTGCTTGACACCGATCAAACACGCGATACCGACACGACGGACGCCCGCGTCATTGAAGATGACGTCACTTATAGAAGACTGGATATATCCTCTGAATGCGCCACACACCACCGGGAATACAACCAGCGCCTATTCTGGCGGGAACAGATACGAAGGGCGTTCCACCACAAGAGACTGGCGGGCATCCCCGAGGTGTGGGACTGCGTGACATTACCGCAACAAGTCATCGTCCCGAGGCCGTGGATTGTCAGGGGGCTATATCAAAGTTCTCTCGTGTTCCGGTTTATGACGTGTGAAGGCAGGGTGTTGGTGTAATGGCTAAGGGATCAAAAGGCGTTGACCAGATACACATTCAACCGGACGAACTGCCGACCGTATACGATGGCATAGAGTCGGACTGGCAGAACATGGATTTCACACCGTATCTTCAGGAACAGTTCGGTGAGTTGGAGAATATGCACATCCGGTTCAATGTGATGGAAGTGGACCCATCAGGGCAACCGTGGGAAGAACTGAGTCCGCACACGATAGAGAGAAAAGGACACAGCAAAAAACTGGTGGAGCATGGCCGACTGCTGGCTAGTTTATCGTCGGAAGCGTCCGGTAGTGTTCGTCGAGTCAGCAATGAAGGGCTGACGTACGGAACAAGCGTAGAGTACGGGTCGCTGCAACAGTATGGCGGGCCGGGGAGTACGACCGGCATCATACCACCCCGACCGTTCGTCGGCTTGACGCTCGAATATATCGATAAGTTCGTGAACGGACTGGCCGACTACGTGGTTGAGCAAATGAAAAAGTCAGCAACCAAAACATAAGGGGGAACCCCATGACAGCATGTGCATCGGCGGGCGCGTTAAGCCGCTTCGCAATAAACACCGACCCAGCAGGGATACTGGACGTCAACGACTTTAGCACGGGTGGAGGCCGCAGGAGATTCGACATCCTTAGCGAAGGCGTGATCAAGTCGCAGACGCTAATGAACACGTCTGGCCTTCGCGGAACGAGAAGCAACAGCGCCAACCGTGCGCGACTTGGAACATACAGTGTCGGAGGAACCATCATGGTGAATCCGTCACCTAACATGCTAGACGTATTGCTTCCTATCATTCTCGGCGCCGCTGAATCGAGCGACATATTCGCGGTAGCGGAGGCCCTATCGGTGTTTGGAATTATGGTTGACCGGGTTGGTCAGGTACATAGATACTCTGACTGCAAGGTGTCGCGAGCGGTGTTTCGTGGATCGGAGGGGTCGCTTTTAGAGCTAGAGTTGGACGTGATGGGTAAAGCGGAGGTCGTTGGCGAAACGTTTCCAGTTGATATTACGCTAGGAAACGCCGCCGCGGATCAGCCATATACATTCATGGACTCAGCGAGCGGGTACATCATCAATTCAGTGACGTATCCGATAAACTCATTCGAATTGACGATAGATAATCTGCTGGAAGCTAGGTTCCGTAACAGCGTAACCGCGACGTGCATTACCGCGCAAGACAGAATCGTAAGCCTTCGGACGAACCATCCGTGGACAACGACGGAAGCGGCGGCGCTGTACAACGGGACAATGTTTCCGGGACTTGCCGGGTCGCTGACGTTCACCAATGGTGGGACAAGCCTGAAGTTTGATTTCCCGAATCTACAATCGTCCGATCAGAGTCCATCGGTTCAAGGCAAGACTGAGGTCACGTACGACCTTGACATGCTTGCATTGGAAACAGCTGCCACGAAGGAGATTGTTGTCACAAGCGACTCTGTTCCCTAACCTTGCAGGGGGTATCCATGCCAGAGCATTATCCGTCGCCGTTCATTGATGACGGCTACACTAAGGAAGCGTATGTCACAAAACGGCATAACATGTGGCCGGACGTTAGGATATCGTACCGGCCGCTGCTGCCTATGCAGTCAATCCAATTCAGTAAATTACTTGGGAGGCTTGCCGGATCATCGAGGGATTCCGAGGACACTAGAGAACAGACTGTGCAGGCGGAGATGCTAGCGCGGCAATTGGTGGAGTGGGACGTTAGAAACCGGAAGGGTGATGCAGTGCCAATCAAGCCGGCGAACATCCTGAGACTTGAGCCGTTGTTGATGATGCGTATGGTGGGAATCGTCATGGGGGAAGAGGGTGGTGACGTCGACCCACACAGAACGCCAGAGGAAACGGTCAACGACTACGAGGGCGAGTTAAACGCCATGTTAACTCGAACCCCTTTGGTGGATTTAGAAGTAAAAAACTGATGCGAGGGGTGGAGTTACTGAAACTTCACCCATCGGTAATGAGTATCGACTGCAAGCTATGTCAGTTGTACCACTACGATTTGAAGACTGGCAAGCCGCAGACTACCGCAAACGGACAGCGGATACCCCGTCCTAAAGGCACTTTTGCCCCCTGCAAGTATGGACAGGACCGCTGTCCTAAAATATCGCCAGAAGAGGGGCAGTCGTTATGGAGCCGAAACGTGAGGGCGTATGATCACTATCTGATGTGCCGAGCGACGTGTTCGTTTCCAGATGATGAAATCGTCCGACGTAACGCCGCGACCATCAGGTTAGTCGAGGATTTAGTGGACACGATAAGGTCGTTTGGCGGAACGATAACAACACCGCAGAAGGATCAGAAAAGTGGCCGGTGAAGTCATCAGAGACGTTGTGGTTAACCTGCGATTGAGTCAGGCCCATGCCGCAATCTTGGCGCCACCGATGGCTGGCATTGGTGGCGGTGGTGGGGGCGGTGGCGGATATGGCGGTGGATATGGCGGTGGGGGCGGCGGTGTTCGTCGGTTTGTCGGAGGTGGTGGGCGTGGTGGTGGCACTGGTTCGTACCGAGGCGACAGGCCGGAAGCACCGTACTTTCCGTATTCAGGCGTTGGTGCGAGGATGCCTGGTGGCCGCGGGGGATACCGGGGTGATCGGCCTATCGAACGATTTGGTCCATGGTCTGGTGTTGGATCGAGGATGCCTGGTGGAGTGGGACGGTACAGAGGAGATGCCCCCGAAGATCGCCCAGGTCCATGGTCCTTTCAAAGGTCGAGGATGCCCATCGGTGTAGGGCGAATACGCGGCAATGTACCCGCAGAAGCGGCCTCAGGATTCATGACCCCTGGCCAGCGGGAGTTTAAGGCCTTCCAGGATAGCATCAAAGACAACACCAAGGAACTTAAAGGATTCAAGACGTTCCTATTTCGCTCAGGCCGAGGATTGACGACGGCGGCTCATGCGGTGAACGTCCCAGGATCAGACAGGTTCGTGGCGGGGGCAGGACATACACTGCGTGGTCTTGCATCAAGCGGCTTGGCTGCACCTATCGGTGCCGGACTCGGGATTGCGACAGTGGTTGCTTCGGTGGGGGCAGCCGCGTTAGCGATTGCTGAAGCACTTAACGGGACCACGGCAAAACTGGAAGGGTTTGGCGGCTCGGTAGCTAAAATGGCGGCCAGTATGGATCAAGCCGTCCAGGGTTTCTTGCATCGACTCTGGAAAAGCTTGCCGACGACGCTGACAGCGCCAGAGTCGAAGATAGCAAGAGCAGCCGGAGCTGCGAAGAGTGTGTGGGACTGGCTTCCAGTAGGTCGGTTCGTAAATACCATTGACAGCAGGATCCGTCAGCCGAGGGACTTCAAAACCGAAGAGGCACTGGCGAAAGGCATTACGAAATACCAAGCCGCGGAAGAGTCGCGGCGAGAGGAACTAGAGAAAACTAGGCTGCTGGGTACGATCGCAACACGGCGATTCGACCTTGGATTACAAGTCGCGGAGGAGGATTACAGGCGGACTGGCAACATCGCACCGGCAATGCGGCAATTGGCGATCGCGCGTGGCGCAGGCAGCGACGAAGATACAGTCAAGGCGCTTGAGATGGTCCACGCACTGCAAAACGATATCCTACGCACTAAGGAGAGGGCGCATCAGCAGCAATTGCAGGCCGACCAAGAACATCTGCGGAGTATGGAACGAGCGTTGAGTGTCGCCAAGGAAGAGGTAGCTGTCGCGCAGGCACGACAAAACGCATCGGCGCTTTCCATTGCAGGTGGCAGTAACGCAGAACGGATGAGGATTACGAACCTAGCACGCAGGTTTGCGGCAGGGGACAAGAACTTCACACCATCTGAATGGCTGTCGGTACACGCCACCGGATTCGCTGGTGCCCAGGCAGCGGCGATGCAGGGGATTCGCGCTGATCAGGGAATCATCGGCAGAAGCATTAGAACGGTAGAAGGCGCCTTCGGTGGCGTAGAGAGGGCCGCAATAGCTGGCGGACAGGCCGCTGCGGCGGGACTGCGACAGGACATCGGCGCTCAGCAAGTGGCGATCGTGAACTTGCAAGCGAACTTCGCGGCGAATACGAAAGCGATCAGTGACGCGATCGAGCGGATATTCGAAGAGAAGGCAAAGATAGAAGAAGAACAGATCAAGAAGATGGAAGAGGACATCATTTCGCGAATAGCCAGGGGTGAGGCGGCAAAGAACAACCAAATGAAGAAGACGCTGGCGCTGCCGGAAGATGGATAGGTTAGATGAAACTGACATATGGAACATACAGCCATGACGTCAACGAGGCGTCGATTCGTATCTCGTCGTCGCAATTGGACAACGGTGGAATTGAGCCGTTAGCTAAACGTATCGTATGGCAGATTACAGGCCACATACACGGCACGAGCCAAGCCGATTTAAAAACCAAGATACTTGCGCTCGAAACTGCGTACGTAGACGGCAAGGACGCGACGCTGTTACACAACGACGGGACTACGGATTCTGCGCATAAGTTGGTATCCGCTAACGCGATCGGCGGAATTAAGGTGATCGCTGGTCCCGAATACCCGATAGGTGACGGCGCAGAGTATTCCACGTTCCGAACCTTTGCTGTTGCTATCCAGGGGGACTTCCCGCTAAGCGCGCTAGGGACGTCTACAATTCTCGACTGGCACGAGTCGGTAACGTTCGCCGGCGGTGGACCTCGGGACATTGGGATAGAGCTACTGAACGCTGTGCCAGTGTTCCAAAGGACTCAAGCGGCGACTATTTACAGAGCGCACCAGTCTGGCAGGGCGATGGGGTACAAAGCCTACCCGATCGTGCCAAGTCCACACTGGCCGTTCGCAGAGATGAGGCCGCGACGCGTAATCAGGTACGGTACGGCGCAGGTGTTCGGGACTGGCGCCAACAGAACGTCGCTGAACTATCCAGTCGAGTGGTCTTACGAATTCGAGTCGGAGTTGCCATTTACTTTTCAAATATCGTCGGTGCCTTAGATGCCGTTGTATACAGGCAATGTTACGTTCCCTTCGATACTATCCGTCGAGTCATTCTCTGGAACGGTCGGGCTAGGTGTTTCGCCATCGCAGTTCCGGCTGACGATCGCACCGCAACTTCCAACGATTCAAATCGTAGGGAATCTCGTCTTGAGCTACACGGACGGCGTGACTGTCGATGTGATCACCTACGTCGATTGCCTCGTGGACGCGGCGAGCTACGAATTCAACGACAGTGGGTATCTTGTTTCACTAACGATTATCGACAGAAGGTGGCGGTGGGCGTTCGGGGAAATCTCGGGCAACTACAATGTTCGGAACGACGACGGGACGATTGTTAAAGACGGCGGACCTGGGCTGTCGCCAGTATCGGATACTGAAAAGACCCCGCAGGAACTAGCGATCCTGTGCCTGGACGCCATGGGGGAAAGCGGATACGACGTGGCGGCGTTACCGGATAACGCAAGGCCAACTATCGACTGGGACTATCAGAACCCCGCACAGGCGTTAGCTGCACTGTGTGACGAACTTGGTTGTGCCGTAGGTTTGACTCACGCCAACCAAGCCAAGATATTCGTGTTGGGGACTGGCGCCGGGCTGCCGGCTGGACCGATCGTCACCGAGTCCATGTCGATTGACCCCCCGAACCTGCCGGATTTCATTCGTATACGCACCGCGCCGGTGATGGTTAACTGGGACTTTGACCTGGAGGCAGTTGGGCTAGAGACGGACGGGTCAATTAAACGCATCGAGCAATTGAGCTACAAGCCGCCGGACTCGTGGGCTAACCCTGGATTCTTCGATGTCGCTACGGACGCCAACCGCGAGTTGGCGCACAAGAGCGTATACCGATGGTATCGCATCGTCGTCCCCGTCGACCTGCCACCACCGTTCGAGACCATTGACGAACGGGTGAGGATACTTCCAACACACGCCTTCCGGCTAGTTAAGATACAAGACGACCCAGACTCGTTGTTCCGCATGAAGGATCCGATAGCCTTTGGTGTCTGGTTCAAGGAATTCGATGGAAGTAATGAGAACTCAGCGACTTCACTCGCGCCGCCACTTTCGGATGCGAACACATCAATCATTAATCGGTCATGGGAAAATGGCGAGTTGTTCGGGCTGAACCTTATGCAAAATCTAGGAATTGTCGTGTTCAGCCAGCAAATATACGAGATGGACTTCGTGTTCGACGTAGCCATACCAGCGCGGATCAAGTTGCGGTGCGCCATCTCACTGCGAGCATCGGACACTAGGCAATGGGTCCGGGATAGCCGAACAAGGCAACTCAACAACCCATTGCTGGGGACCGGTGATCTTGTGGTAATCAAGGATGACATCAAGCCGATTTACGAAGCGAACCACGACGCCAACTACAATTTCGTCAACTGGTCAAACAATGAAAGTGACGTGACGGACCAATGCGACTATTACATAGATGCCATCGTGTCGAGGCTTGCTGTCGGTCCGTCCCAGTCGAGAACGTACGCAGGAATTATGGCGGCAACCGACATCGATGGTGCGATCCAGAACATCAGCTATTCGATAGGCCCTGGGGGGACGTACGCTACCTTGAATCGTTTACGGGACAGTGGTAGCTCTAGCGTGATTCCCTACACTGTACGCAGGGCGCTTGAGAAGCAGCGTGAAGTACAACGAAAAGCGGAGGGCACTATATTTCGAGGCAGGGACTTCGCTCGTAGGATGCGGCTTAAGGAGGTGCCATGACGTCGATCATACCAGCGCTGAGACGCCAGGAATGGCACCCGTTCGAGAACCAGGCGGGCGAGACGATTCCCTCGTACTCAATCGTCCGCATCACCGGAAGCCTGAACAGCGACAATACACACATCTTCAAGGCTGCCAAGCCAAACGGTGACGCCTCGGCAGTCTATGCCGTGACGAACCAATTAGCGGCAGCGTCAACGCAACGTGGAAGCTGTACATTCTGGGGGCCGGCCTGGGTGAAGTTCAACACCGCGGCGACGCCTAGCGTAGGCGAAACGTGGGGGCCGGCGAACGCATCGTGGCAACTGAAGTCCGGCGAACCTGGGTGGACGATCACCGGCCAAGACCCGGACGGGCTCGACAGGATACTCGTTACTAAAGCGACGTCCACCAGTGACTCGATTCTGAAGGGCGTGGCCGATGCGCAGATTACTGCCGGTTCGTCTGGCACGGTTAGTATTTGGAAGGCAGGCGCGGATACCGGGGACAACGTGACCGCTCATCTGAATTGGATGCACGGAGGGCAAAACGTATCCATATCGAAGCAAGTGCTCGTTAAGTATTTCGCGGACGAATCCAAGTGGGTGATTATTGGAGCGGAGTGTGAGACATAATGTTAGCGCGAATGGCTGTAGGGCGATGCTGTTGTGTGGATAGTATATGCAGCAGCAGTTATTCCCATGATTTCGCGAGTGGTATAGGCGACCCGTGGTTCGCCGTCTTTCCGGCATCGACGGCGAGCAGTTGGACCAACATTAGTGGCAAATTGAGATACAACCACGCAACGTTTGGCGCGTACCGTGAAAAATGCGTTGTGGCGCCGTCGGTCAAGACTGGCGTAGTGTTCACGGCTGAGGTTGATATACACAAAGAGGCTGATGTGGCCGGTACTACCCAGTTGGGCGTAAACTCTTTGACGGACTTACTTCAGTTTGGCGTGACTAATACAACATTCACTGGATTCGATGACAAATTCTGGTGGTCGGGATTAGGAAACCCATCAGGAACTACTTACTACGATACCCCGGTGTATTCACAAGGCGATACCATCAAGGTCACGATCACGGAGAACGGTGGCAATTACGAATACCGGTTGTATGTAAACGGGGTTTTGCTTGGTAGTAACCTAACCGGCAGTTTGACGTGGGGAACTTATGAAGGCGAGGATATACTAGGGAGCCGCCTACAAACTACAGCGAACATCATAAGTGAATGGGACAACTTCAACACATCGATCGTTTAACCGGTTGCATCACCCAGAGGAATGCACACAAATGATAGGCCCGACCACACAATCGGTGACGTGCGGGGGATGCGGGTACGGGGAGCGGACGATTTGGGAATGTCGGCGGCATGGGTTCGTACTGCCGTTCCACGAGCCGCAGGGCGCTATCGGATCGTGCCAGACCTGCCGGGACTACGAGAGGCGGATTATTGACACAACTCGGGAATAACTAGAGAATTTAGGCAGATTACCACGTCCTACGGACAAATAGGCGGGTAGGGAAACATACCATGGCCACAAAAAGAATCGACGAATTGCAGTCTCTTGCCACCCTGGAAACAGGAGACCTGTTCGAAACGGCTGACGAAAACGACCTATTTCAGTCGGCCCCGATACACAAGAAGGTGACCTCGGACGCTGTGAAGACGTTCATGCGTGGCGAGGGCGCTGAGGACTGGCTGCCGAATGTCACCCACACGCAGGGGAAGCACTATTTCTACCAGGGTAGGATTTACCGGAGGGTGGCAGTCACCGGGGACTCTACCGCAGCGTTCGTGGTAGCCGACTACCGGGAGGTCGGGCTGATCCAGGACACGGTAACGAGCATCTACGATATATGGTCGTCAACCAAGATTTCCACGGCTATCGCGGCTTCGGAGGGTTACCGGTTCATCGAGGAAGAGGGGGACCAGATACCGCCAAGCAACACGATAGATTTCGTGGGTGGTGGGATCACGGCGTCGGACACGGGGACAAAGACGCTGGTAACTCTAGATAATATGCTGAACAACCTCGTGGCGATCGCGACGACGGGCATCCTGGTCCATGCGGGCGAGAAGGCGATCGTTGCTAGGCAGATCGTATCTAGTTCTGGCGATCTGTCTGTTGCCAATCGCGATGGCGTTGGTGGCAACATTGATATTGGACTAACCGTGTCTGGTGTCACTGCGGCCAGCTACGGCTCGTCTACACACATCCCGGTGGTGACGGTAGACGCTAAGGGTAGGGTGACAGGCGCGTCTACGTCAGCCGTTGCCATCGCAGCCAGCCAAGTGGCAAGCGGGACG